GAACCCTACACCGAACCCTACACCGAACCCTACACCGAACCCTACACCGAACCCTACACCGAACCCTACACCGAAGCCTACACCGATCCCTCTCTACAAGTGCAGAGATAATCTATGCGTAATTAGTAAGGAGCCCGATGGCCGGATGTCCAAGACCTTCTGCGAGAAACTGTGCGGACACTATCCCCATCCTACACCGAAGCCTACACCTATTCTCTACAAGTGCAATCGCGATCAATGCAAAGTTGCGACCGATATTGGAAGCGGCGTCCCACTGAACCTGTGCGAACAGTTCTGCAGAGGGCCAACTATCATTCAAGAATATGATGGAATTGACTTTTGTTTTGATGGTGAATATACCAGTTCAAGGTTGATTAATGTAATGAGACTGATGGTCGCTATAGGGAGTAGCTTCCACACGGAGACATTATCCGACAACCCTAATAAATTTTTATTAAACTCACTGAATATTAGTTTATGGGAAGAATCTTCCGATATGAGTATTCCCGAGACTGTTATTAACTCCTATCTGAAAAGTGTCGATACGGTTATTTTTAAATGTAATACCGATACATGTTTCGACGACCTCCGCGTTTTAAAACGTCGTATCAAAAATGCTAAAAAGATTCTGGGAGACGATAAACTAGCACTAGTCATGAAATCGGATGGTACTTATAACGGGGTATATAGTTCGTCGAAGCCTTATTAAATAGTTGTAATATACGTGAGGTATCCTTCGAATACAATCGCTTTTATTATACCAATACATCCAAAACATTACAATTATATTTATAATTTGCAGAAAAATATAAATTTCATACAAAATATATATCTAGTTTTTACAAATGAACAAGACTACAATAATTTTAAATATATAGAGCATTTTAAAAAATTATTTCAAACAATCATAATACTGGTTGTATTCCTACATATAAAAATTTCTATGCTTTACATATTCAACAAAATAAATATGAGTATTATATTGTATGTGACGCAGAAATTGATATAATTGAAGAAAACTTTACACTTCATAATATAATTGGTAAAATTAATCATATCTATGAAAATAAATTAGTGTATGCGGGTTATTCCAACAATACCGCACTTAATAAGATGACTAAAACTAGGCGCGTGTTCAAAGGACAACTTGCGGGGCTACCTTCGCTATCTTCAGACTTCTCTCTAAATAAGAACGGATGATTTCTCCACCATCATTAAATGAGTCCAGACTATAAAACTCTGGACGCAGTATACTTATACCGGAGCCGCGCTTTAGATGTCCGGATCCTTTAAATACTATTTGTTCAAACTCTTCCATTAGTTTCGTTTCAAGGGGTGTAAAATTAGACGCATCTTTGCGTAATGATCCTTTATAAATGTGTCTATTATATTCGCCAGATGTATATATATTCTCTCTGGCGTATTTTTTATTTTTGATGCGGGCAAAGCCCATTATTTTATTGGTACTATTATTCATTTCAAGAACATAAATAAGAGTATCAGGAGGAACGGTGGAATTAATCGGGAGAGAACACCCATAAATACATCCACTTTTGGAGTGTTTCTCTCTGTAAGAAGAGTTTTGTCTCCAGGTTGTAGCATTAAACCGTGTGACTGCGATCATTATACGGTGTTAGGTAGAGTGAAGATGCGCCATTTTCTTATCAATTTTCAGGTTAATTAGCCATTTTACACAAACGAATAGATGATCGAATCTTTCACACTGGTACTTTTAGTTTGATTATCATTAACCATAGGAACTACCTTTATTTTATAGGTTTGATGGAGAGTCTGTTGGTCCGTTGTTATATTTGCTACATTCTGCTCTATTTTATGAATCATTTGGGAGTGTAATACCTTATTAGTCGCGTCTAAAAATATTAATTGCCAAAATACTATATTATCATATGATGGCAGGGTAGGCAACTCTAATTGCTTATACTTTTCCGTAAATTGATTCAGTTCCTTGAAATAATTCTCTAAAGAACGTTTATTTCCTAATGTAACATCTTGTATATTAAAGGCTTTATTGCTTCCTCCACCCGGATGGTCTTCCCAGTGTAATGGGCGATACTTTTCGGGTGAATCTGATAAATTATTAGTGTAAGAATGGTATACGATTGCTTTCTCGGGGCAAAATACGGTCCACCCATGCGTATAAGATAAAACGGTCATTTGGTCCTCCTCTCCTTCAAAATATAAATCTCCCGGATATGGGGAGTCTTTAATCCATTCTCTCGGTGCAAAATAAAATCCTCCAGCAATATGAATATTTCTTATGGGAACTCCGGTCGTATTTAAATAATCTCCTGCACAACCGTGTAAGGTGGTCATTTTACGTACCGGTAGATTTAATTTAGTGACATTCATGTAGGTGCTCGTTTGTAAGTAAGATTTGGTGGTATCGTCCAGCGCATAATGTGGAGGATAGGAAGAGAGAAGTGATTTAGCACATTTCGTTGCGCGAATGCTATGGATTAGAGCGACATCCCAATTAGGTATAGAACGCATATGGGAATCCATTTGTAAAATATAGTCTTCATCTGTAACGCTATCTTGCAATAATTTGCGCGCATGACATACTCCTTTCGCTTTAGAATAATGCATATAAATAATTTTTAGGTTAGAGGGAAAGGTTTGTTTAAGGAGGTGGTGATTTTCGGAAGTATCTTGCATACAAATGCCATATATAATGGTGTGCTGTTTGGATTCATTATCCATAAAGTCTTGTATAGTAGGGATGAGTTGTGAATCTCGATAAGAGGCAATAGATACAAATATTTTCATTTAAATATATAATCAACATATATTTAAATGAGTGACTCATCACGTTCCAACGGACCGACTAATAGGTGGGGGTGGCAGTTTCTGCAGGCGGATGGGTTGTCTGTAGCGGCAATGAATAGGGGAGCTAAAAAGGCTACAGCGGCTCCTCCAGTTCCGCCTAAAAGGGTTCCTTCGGCTCCTCCGGCTGCGGCGGCTCCTCCATCCCTGTTTGGCAATTTAATGTCTACGATTTGGCAAGGCTTTGCGTTTGGTACTGGTAGTGGAATCGCCCATAAAGCGGTGGATGCCGTAATGTGTCCACCTCCTATTATAGAAGCTAAAACAGCCACCACGGATGAGTTAATTCGGGACATCGGGTTATCATGTGGATATTTTAAAGCGAGCTATGATGATTGTGTGTATAATGATAAGAGAGAATGTGAAAAGATTAATGTTCAATATCGCGATTGTTTAGATATATTGAAAAAATATGATAATATCCTACCCTAGTTCATGTAATTGTTCTAGTAAAGGTAACGTCCAGTCTAAATAATGTGCTTGAACTTTATGTAAAGGATTGGTTCGGGTACACACGTCTTTATACTTGCAACGAGAATGCTTTATTTGGCTATTCACATAGAAAAATGGTATATCTCCTAGTTGAATACGGTTTAAAAGATCCATATAGAATTCTATATCGTCTTCGTCGGTTAAAGTAGAGAGACTTTTTATAAAATGGTTATAGGTATCATTATTGGTTTTCAGACCCAAGGTCCTGACAATATCATTGGCGAATGCCTTTTGTGCTTTCATTAACTTTCTAGTAGATAGATCCATGTTGATGCCGGCTTCATATTTTTTATCCCATCGGTTAAAGGTGTATTTTAGGTATGAGGGCGACCCTGCTCGCCGTTTACATCGTCGTGTTTTATTGCGTCTATGTGTATTTTTCCGGGTATTCAGCATTTATATTTAAAATACATATTAAAAATAACATACATAAAAAAGGTATATGAGCGACGAGAGAATTGTAACCGTCATGAATAGCATCCCATTAATTACGAATATGATGGGATATCATGAGATATATGGTGTATTAAAGCATTTGCAATATGTATTGGAGAATAATATTCCGGGGGATATTGTAGAGTTTGGTTGTTTTGTGGGAACCACCAGTCTTTTTATACGAAAAATGCTGGATGAATACAAGAGTGACCGGCAGTTTCATGTGTATGAAAGTTGGCAAGGTTTGCCCGAGAAACACGCTAAAGATCATAGCACAGACGAGCGACAGTTTAATGCGGGAATGTTTCAAGTATCCAAGGAGCAATTCCTAAAGGTATTTCAGAACTTCTCTCTAACCTTACCAATTATTCACTCGGGGTTGTTTAAAGATATTCCAGAGGTAGAATATCCGGAAAAAATAGCATTTGTGTTTATGGATGGAGATTTTTACACTTCAACTCGTGATGCGTTAGACATGGTATATGACAAAGTAGTAAATAAGGGAATGATACTGGTGGATGATTGTGGTTGGGCTCCTTTGCCCGGACCACAATTAGCGTGTGAAGAATTTTTAGAGGATAAGGTGGAGGAGTTAGAGTTCACGGGATATCCTAGTGAACACTTTCAGTTTGATGGAAATTATACGGGGGGGAAGATAGTAAAGGGTGGAGAGTCGGTTGTATTGCATTCTACTGCTGCGTTGCAGAAATTACAGCCGAAACAAAACGCTCCACAGCCTATGCCGTTTGCGCCACCTCCGATACAAAATACGAATATATCCACCCTATATAATGCGGGGGATAATGTGTTAATTTATAGAAATGGTAAGGATGCATGGGTAAAATCAACGGTAGTGCGTTTTGTGGAAGAAACGAGTAAATATGAGGTAACATATGATAAAGATGAGGAATCTTATTTTGAACTATTACAGCCAGGTGGAGATAACCATTTTCCTATGCTTTAATTCATTTCCATAGCGGTAGGTTGGAGAGATAATTCTCCGCGTATGTTGTTGGTTAAATAGGATATGATGGTATCATTATCATTATATTTACTTAACAAATATAATAGTTTCGTATAGCCGGCTTCTATGGTCATATCTTGCCCGCTATTCACTTTATATTTCGTAAGGGTTTTACCGGTTTCATAATCCCCTGTATCGACATGTCCCTCTATACATTGTGAAATGTTGAGAATAATAATATTATGATTGTTTAATACGGTTAACATATGTAAAAAATGCTTATTATTAGTAGGACCATCCCCTATACCAAAGGAGTTTATAATGGCGCCTTTTATATTGGAGTTATAATTGACCAAATTAATAATATTATTATAATTTTGCCCTGGAGTTAGATATATGATTATGACTTCTTTTTGGACGGTATATAATTTAACTTTAAACTGTCCTTTATGGTTATTATAAATGAGGTTGTTATTTATGGATGGGGTTGTAAGATATCCAAAAGAACCAACGTCGCTAAAATTAGGTGAAGAAAAGGCACTAATTTTATTGGAGGATATTTTTTTAGTTCTATTACCGCGTAAAATTTTATTATCAAATACAACCAATACCTCGGGTATATTTGTTTGAGAAGCTAATAATAAAGACCCTAATAAATTATTATAACCGTCGTTTTTTATAGTACTAAGAGGTATTTGAGATCCCGTAACAATAACCGGTTTATTTAAATTTTGTAATGCAAAAGACAAAGCCGATGCGGTATATGCTAAAGTATCTGTGCCTTGAATAACTATAAAAGCGTTGTATTTAGTGTAATTGTCTCTTATATCCTTTAATATTTTATTCCAATCTTTACTACTCATGTTAGATGAATCTAATAACGGATCATATGACTTTATGTTATAATCCGGTATTAAATGGGTGTTTGGGTACATGCTTAAATATTTCTTAAATTGGGCTTCCAGATATCCTTTTTGTGGTTCCTTACCATCGTTGGTTTCACTCATACCAATAGTTCCGCCAGTGTACAATATTAGAATTTTCCTATTTTTAGGGGATACCGTATAGGATTTGCCCCCGAATGATTCAACCATCGTATTATTATACACAAAAGCTAGTAATATAATGAATAGAATCGCAACGGACCAGATTTGATATTTAGGTTTTATAAAGGGTATATGCCTCATTATATATTTAACGACATAAATTATTATTGATTTGTTTCGTTTATAAAAAATTGAAATGCTTTCAAGCATATGACTGATGGTACACCCGCAGGATTCCTAGCATCTAACATGTTTTCCCTCTCCAACTACAACCCTGAATCGTCGAATGATACTGCTGTCCGTAATATGAAGGCTCGTCAGCAATATACTAGCCGAGTATTTAAAGCTGCGGTACCGTGTCCGACTAGGAGTGTAAAAGAACTCTCAAATGGAGATATGCGTCAAGGTAGAAAAGTGTTAGAAGGTCAAAAGGGGGGTTATGATGAGGAGTAGATATATTGCTACTATAGAGAAAATTATAATTAAAATAAAAAACATAATAAATTAGTTTTTTATTGGATACCTATATAGTATGATTATAACACACGTCATATACAGACCATCATCTGTAAATATAGTATGTTTATCTCCGCCACTAAACCACTCTAATCGTTTGCTTTCCGTATGATACGGGCAATCACCAACGCAATAGACGGCTATTTTTGCTAGCAGCATTATAGCAATAATTAAATAGAGGATACATTTATTCTTCGCAAAGATACTGCCTAATAGAAGGGTAGTGATATACAATATATGGGTGATGTATAATCCAACTCTCTCTTTTGTGAATAAACTATAAATGGCCACCCCCTGAATGAATAAAATGAATTGTATAAAATAGGAATCAAAGAAGGAGAGCATTTGTGTTTTTAAAATATAAATATTGCTTGCACTCATGAATAAAAATAAGGAGAGAAGACACCTATTCATTATAGTACATGGATATTATTTGATTCTCGTAAAATTGAATATGGCTTAATGCTCCACCGTATATATATATGTCGGATAACACCTCAGACCAGATACTTAATTATATGTATGACGACGATTTGTATAAGGATGATGACTATCCTTCTCTTTTTAATAGTAATTTATATATATTATATATTGCTATACCGTGGACCTTACTTTTATTGTTGCTTATTAGGTGTACTTGTCATATTTATATTTGTAAAGGGAATACGGTTCATTCTGAACCGAGAGCTCGTTCTTACAAACCAAGTCAAACAATGGTAATGGACCCCAATACCGTGTATGTTCCTGAAATGTGTACTATATGTTTAAGTATATATACGGACGACGATATGATTACTACTTTAAAATGTAGGCATTCGTTTCATGAAGAGTGCATTAATGAATGGTATGCTACCTCTACCTCGGAGAATGAGTCGGCGGAAGCCAATTGTCCATGTTGCAATGAGGTATTTATTGTCTCGTAGCGTCGCGTTTATTACTCGGGTTTTACCACCTTCAGTAGAATATACACGGCGATACCCCACGCGACACTTGCAATTGCCAAGATAGTAATGATATTATAATTCGTTTTTAATAACACATGACTTACGCTAGCAAATATAATCCACATCAGCGCGCCATATAATGCATAAGTGCTAGTAGTGATTGCCTGTTTTCTACCTTTTAATAAATATACCGTAACCATTGTGTAGGTGAACGCTAATGGCATTGCCCCACTTAATAATCCGGCGATATTGGGAAATCCATATTTAATAATGAGCGCATAAGTAGTGAAGGTAACTCCGCCAATTAAAAACTGCTTCAATACAAAGTTGGGTAAATTCATATATACACTAGAGAGAAAGATTTATAATTTACTTAGGTTATATCGCATTTTCATTGCCTTGCGCGTTTTTTCTGTCCAATACTTGTTTTTATTATCTGGAATTCCCAGGCAAACCCTCTGTGCATTACTACTTTTCCTTAGCAATCTCTCTAGCGGATTCGTATAATCACATAATTTCCTCGCCCAACCCTTATTCCAACTCGTGATCCAATCGCAGTTCGCCTTTTTAAATCCAATGTTTTGGATGATTCGGGTATGTCCTGGATTGGTTGGAGTGCCCCGGTGCCAAAGATCATGTCTATAAAACAAAACACTCCCTGGCTTAAATGGAACCGATATCTCTCTCTCGTATAAATGTTGTCTAAAGGAATGGGCTGCTGGATGATGTATTTTAAAGTACTGTTCAACAAGGGTTTTATCATTATTGAACGGATATTCTCCTAATCCGGCCATTTTATCATATGGCTCCTTATATAATGGGTCATGGTCTCCTAATTTAGGCACCAGTCTGGTCTCTCCACCACACTTTTCCGAATCGCTGTAGTAAATAATAATGGCGACCGAGTCTGGATTATTCCAATCGCTTGGATACGTTAGGTAATTATTAGGATAATCCATATGCATACGTTGGTCTTGGTTGGAGTTTACTGTATTGGTATGGTCGTTGGTTTTAGACCATATATCCGATTGAATTAGCCGGATGTCCTCTGAATCTAACAGGTGTTGGCAGGTAGTAATGAGGTTGGGGTGGAGCGTGATATCATTCAGACTATCATGCTCCGTGGGAAATTCTAACACTCCCTTATAGCTACCAAAATCATGCGTATTCGGAAAGGAGAGTGTTTCTATGCGCTGCATGGCATTTAGCAAATCGGATTTAGGAAAAAAATTATCCACGACACAATAGCCTTGGGTTTTCCACAATGCTTTCATTACCTACTATCCAATATTATTGCGCATTATTTAAATAATATTGGAAGATTATTATATCATATATATACATATGCCAAATAGTCCAGCTACGGTAGAGAGAAGATTATCCTATTTAGAATCTGAAATGATTTTTCAAGAAAAGGAACTAGACCATATGGATAATAAAATGAACGATATTACGAATGTCATATCAAATTATATGCGTAAAATGCGTGGCACGGCTTCTCCGCGTGGCATGGTTTCTCCGCTGCCGTGGCGAGAGAAGCTACGTAGAAAGCGTGGCAGCGGAACCAATCGTAAAACCAGAAATAAAAGACGTGCCAGGAGAGCCAAGTGTAAAACCAGAAATAAAAGACGTTAAGCCTCCGTTATGTTATATTCTCTCTGGTGAAGTTGTTGTATCGCGTATCGCTCGGATGTGTCAAGAGAGAAATAGGTAGCGATGGTGTCGTCGTTAATTTCTGTGGGGAAATCCTCCAAAGCAGAAATATCTGGAATTAATTCAAAAATATATTTTTCCAAATATTTCATTCGGTATCGGGTCGCTTCAAATAAATAGAGGGCGGTTTTAGTAGAAAAAAACGCCGATAATTTCTTCAAGTCTTCCTCCTTCTCTCTCACTATCACATATTTATCTCTATTAGATATGCCATATTCACCCGATACATCCAAGTAGGGAAACCCATACATACCATGTGCCATTACTAATTTCTTTTTTCCATAATGCGGACACGGTAAATCAGAATAGGTATAGATTAGTGTTGGGGTTAACCCCTTCAGTCTGCAAGTATGTATATTTTTGTATGGGAGGCTAGCGTCGTCTTTGAGGGTAATTTTGGTGGATGGCATGGAGGTTTTTATTATGTGGAAGCGGGAGGATGGTGTGAGTTTTTTTAGGAATTTTGCAATGATACCAGAACCAAATACGGGAATAGGTAGTTGGAGAGAATATGGTATATATTTTTCCAGACAGGTATCCCATAATAGAGTGGTATGGTCGGTAGGTATTTTTTGCAGTAGAAAGAAGCAGGTGGGTGTTTGAGCTTCTCCCCTAAATAGTTTATTGGTTTGGGTATTATTGAAGCAATGGATTTTATGGATTTTATAGGAGGTTAACAGGTCGTAGATGCCTTCGCGGTCGGGTTTCATCCAGATGGACGGAACAATAAAACATAGATAGCCACCTGATTTTAATAAGTGGAGAGATTTGCGAATAAAATCTCTCCAAACCGCTTTTCCATCTTTGCCTTTTTCCAATTTGGAAGTGGGTGTTTTTATGAGCCCACGATGATTAAAAGGCGGATTACCTATAATAATATCGAATTGTTTATCGGGGTTCCAAGAGAGATAATCCCCTTCATATAGATTGGGTGTTTTAAATATATCATACACTAAAGGAATGTGTTTCGGATTCAGTTCTACCATATGAAGCATGTTATTGATAATATGTTTCGCATTAAGACAACCT